TGTTAAGATCAGTAATCCGAATGCTGCGCTCGCTAATCAGTTAGGGTTTGTAAATCCCCTATCTGTGGCCTGGGAAGCTGTGCCATTCTCCTTTGTGGTTGATTGGTTCGCCAATGTCGGTCAATGCCTTTCGGCATGTACTGATTTTGTCGGCTATCAGCTGATTAGGAGTTTTACCACAACCTTCTGGAAGGTCAATACCGATTATTTCTTTTCCCGTGAAGATTGGTTCTATCATGAAACTCACTTCATTTCATATACTAGTACCAATGTTCAATGTAATCGGGGTTATGGAATAACCGGTCCTAGCTTGGCTTTTAAGCCCGTAAAAGCTTTAAGCCCTGTTAGGGCGGCGACAGCAATTTCGCTGCTCGTCCAAACCATGCGTCATTGACGCAATAGAGGAAGAGTCATCCTATGACTACCATGGCATCCATCACCGTCAAAAAGAATGACGGTGTCACGGACATCGTGTGGACTGGAGTCACGGCCTCGGCAGGTGACAAGACGCCCGCTCTTTGGCGTTCGGATACGGCTGTCGGTACGGTGGGTCAAAAACCCGTCGTAACGATGTCCGGTCAATCGAACTCCAATGGAGACGTCCGTCGAATCAATTTGGATGGAAGTTATCCTTCCGTCTATACTGACTCGACCACCAGCCTTACTTCGGTTCGTTCGAAGATGCGCTTTACCGGTTCGTTTGCAATGCCTCAAGATGCGACGGCTTCGGACATCAACGAATTTGTCGCCCAGATTACTAATCTGGTCGCAAGTCCGCTGTTCAAGTCGTCGATTCAGGCTGGCTTCGCTCCGGTCTAACGTTTTCTTTTAACTTTCGAAGGACATATGCCTCTCTCACAACCTGTGAAGACGCTGGCCACTGAAATCTTCTCTGGTCTCGCCACTCCCCGGTCACTAACAGCTGAAATACTGTTACGTTACGGAGAGTGGGATCAACTCGCTACTTTAGCGATCGATCCCAACCATTATCGTTCATCTGAGGCTTATTGGGCTGATGCCCAAGCGACCTCTTTATTAAAGAAATATGAAGATCTCCCAACTTCCTTCGATAAGAAGAAAGTTGCCGAGGATCTTTTTATTCTTTGTGAACGACAGTGTCTGCGCACGAATCGTCATCTATATCCTTATATTAATGATGGTCTTCTCTCACGAGATTTTGACCCTCAAAATTATTCGGACGTACATCGCTATATTTGGCGAGTGCGGAAAATTATAGCTGACATTCTTGGCCCCTGCCCTGACCTTGTAGAAGGCAGGTTTGGTCCAGGTGCGACTTTTGGCGATAAGGGGACTCTGACCACGATTCCCGATAAAATGTCTTCCGCACCGACTTTTACGTCCGATGCTTGGCCATTTCTCGTTCCGTGGAGTGGCACTATGTGGGCTTCTGCCTGCGTAGTCATCGGAAAGGTACCAAAGTCTGTCCCTGGAAACCGTTTTACGACGGTTCCCAAGGATTCTACTAAGGACCGTGGCATTGCCATCGAACCTAGTTTGAATGTCTTTTATCAACTTGCTTATGGCAAAGTGATTCGAGACCGACTTCGGCGTTGGGGTATTAACCTTAACGAAGGACAGGACATTCACAGAGCTCTTGCTCGTGAGGCCTCTCGCAAAGGCCATCTTGCAACCTTAGACCTTAATAATGCTAGCGACACCGTTAGTAGGAATCTCGTAAAACTCCTACTACCCCGTCGATGGTTTTCTCTTTTAGATAGCTTGAGATCCAAGAAGACTTTCTTCAAGGATCAATGGCATCTATTAGAGAAATTTTCCTCGATGGGGAATGGTTTCACTTTTGAGCTGGAAACCCTTATCTTTTTGGGAATCTGCCTTGGGGCTTGCCCCGAGGGCGTTGCTGGTATTGATGTTTTCGCTTTTGGCGATGATATCATTATACCTAGCAACCGTTCGAAAGATGTGATTTCGGCCCTTAACTTTTTCGGGATGACTGTCAATAAAGGTAAATCCTTTACTGATGGCCTTTTTCGAGAAAGTTGCGGTGGTGATTTTTTTCGAGGAAATAGAGTAAGACCCTATTACCTTAAAAAGAATCCAGATCAGCCTCACAAGGTCATATCTGTGCTAAATGGATTGCGTGCTTCTTGCTCAGAAAATGAGTATAGATGGCTCTCAATCTACCCGTCATGGAACTTCGCACTGAAGTGGTTACCCACTAATGTACGACGTCTACGAGGGCCTTTGGCCCTTGGAGACATTGTTATACATGATGAGCAACGGCGCTGGGTTTCTTCCTGGCGTGACGGAATCAGACGACTTAAGAC